GGTTAGGTCTAATCACTCTAATGCTTCTTAAACTTTCGTTAACGTTGTAATAAGCTTGCTCATTGGTTATTTCATTTTTTGTAGCACCCGGAGCTAATAAGTTTCCATCATCATCAACTCCTAAATCTACGATTCCACCCGACGTATCTGTATAATAGTTAGCAGCTTTATGCTCATCTGAAGATGAAACAATCGATAAAGATTCAATAGTTCCTGTTGAATTTGTAGATGTGACCGTTTCTCCAGCTGTAGAAAAAGAAACTTTACCTTCAATTATGATTTGACCTAAATCTAAATTTCTTCTTAAGATTGTTCCAGATGCTCCCGAAGTATTACCAGTAACAGTTTGTCCAACTTTAAATTTAGTTGAAATATTTTCTCTTGTGGTCAAAACAGTATTTGGAAATATTTTTTTAATGTATGTTTGAAATTCACCATTTGTTAAAGGCCAACCTTGTTGTCTTATATTATCATTTAACATGTAAAATGTCCAATAGTGCAATGGTGTGTCATATAGTTGTATAGAAACTTGATCGGGTCTATAACCTTCTTTGATATCATAAAAAGTTAAAAATGAAATATCATCTTTTACTTGGTCTATGATATCAACATATCTACTTATGTTTTGAGTTATTACTGGAACGGGTTCATTACCATAAAGATACGAAATCTTTTGAAAATTTTTAAAATACTGCATTAATAACCTCCCAGTCTAACATCATCCTTCTTAAGAGTTTTATATTCAACGAAGCTTAATGTAAGATCTATTTCGTTAGGTGAACCATCTCTTCTCATTGCTCCTCCTGTTGGATTAATTGTGGTACTTACGTTTCTCAAATAACATAAATGTATTTTAGGAATATTTCTATTGTGAAATCCATTATATTTAAATGTGATTTCAAACATGTTTGGAAACTTAAATCCTATATCTGCATTCCCAACAGTGTATGCGTCTGGATACATCTCTTGTCTAAAGTGTTTTACTATTCGTCTTACTTCTTCAGCTTCACGTTGTGATCGTGCAATCATTTTAAATTGAAAAGTAAATTCTCTTAATCCTACACCTCTAAACAACGATCTTATATTTGGGTTAATGATGGCTCTATTTTGCAAAGTTAAAGCATTAGCTACTCCAGTAGAAAGTGAGCTTACTTTATCAATTGCTCGAGCAGCACCGAGCTTGAATGCAGTTTCCCCCAATTGATCATTCCCAGTTGCAACATCAATTATACTCGTAAAGGATTTACCAACTTCGCTGATTGCTGCTTCTAGAGCACCAACTCCACTTTGTAATGCATCCTCTACACCAGCACCTAATGCTCCCAATGAAGCGTTATCATATTGTGCGTTATCATTAAATTGCATTGTAAGTGGAAAATACATATCGACTATGGGTGCACCTTCAATTTTTTGCGGCAGTAATTTTCCGGACAATTTGTTACCTATAAATTTTAATTCGTCCGAGTTTTGTATATCTTGTATTTTTTTCTTATAAGTGTTATAAGTGGATCCAACAGCACCATCCAGCAATCCCGAAAGAGATGTGTCTGCTGTTGTAGCTTGAGGACCAGTAGCTGCTGCGTTTATTTCGTTTCCTGTTCCAGAATTACCAAAGCGTGCCGCTGGAGTTCCAGATAAATCATTTCCGACTCCGGGGTTACCGTAATTAAGTTCACTAAAATCATCTACTAAAAATTCATTTTTCTTGTCAACTGATTTAGCAACAGAACCAGAACCTTTAATATTGTCTGTAGAAATTTTACTAAAAGCTTTCTGAGAGTTTCCATCTTGAGCTAATTGCACTTTATACATCCTAAATTGAACTCTCGCTTGATATGCACCACCTTCAGTTTCAAGAGGATATTTTAAATCAGCTCTATCAGTTGAAAATCCACTTAAAAATCCCGATGCAATATTTATTGCATCTGTAAATAAATTACCCAATGCTTCAGTATCTACATTTTTTATGACTTCGTTGTCTTCATTTAATCCTTTAGCATTACCCGGTCCAAAGGGTGATAGGCTTGATGTGGTATCATTAACTCCACCCGCTAGTGTTTCACCATTAGGTCCAATTCTGCTTAAAGCGGTTGTAGAAACTCCTGCTAATCCTATATCTGACATGTTAATCCTTATAGATATTATTAAATATTATTTTTATATTTATAACAAAAATCATGGCTTATTCTGGTAGATACACAATCAAAAATGCATCTAAATACAAAGGTGATGTTAATAATATAATATACAGATCGCTCTGGGAAAAAGCTGTTTTTCAGTGGTGTGATAAAAATCCAAAGGTCAAATACTGGAGTTCAGAAGAAATAGTAGTTCCATATTATTATCAAGTAGATAAAAAATACCATAGATATTTTGTTGATATGAAAATTGTATTTGAAGATAAAACTCTCCTAGTAGAGATAAAACCAGAAAAAGAAACTCTTCCGCCCGCGGGCCCGCGAAGAACTAAGCAGTACATATCTGAAGGTCTGTCTTACGTAAAAAATATGAACAAATGGGAAGCTGCAACTGAGTACGCAAGAGACAGAGGTTGGGAATTTCAAATATGGACTGAAAAGACTTTAAGAGAAATGAAACTATTGAAAGGACCAGTTCCGGGCAAATTGAAGAAACTAACTCCATATAAACCTTTTCGAAAAAAGCGAAAGAAAAAGTTATAAATAGTCTTATGAGTAATCTTTTTCAAAAATTAAAATTAGAAGCTTTTCGTGCAGGTATAAATCCTCGTACACAAGAATCTCGCGAATGGTTTCGTAGAAGAATTCAAAGACTAACGAGAGTAAATCGTGAATCTTTAATGAGAGAACAAGAGATTAATCGCAAAGCATCACATAGCTATGGATCTATGTTTATGTATTTTTATGATCCGAAACATAAAGATAAGTTACCTTTTTATGACAGGTTTCCATTGACTATACCAATTGAACCGGCAGAAGGCGGATTCAGAGGAATCAATTTACACTATCTTCCTCCCGTTTTAAGAGCAAAATTCTTAGATGCATTATTAGAATCAACTAATAATAAAAAATATGATGAATCAACAAGATTTAGATTAACTTACGAGTTATTAAAAGGTGCAAGAAGAATGAGATATTTTAAACCTTGTTTAAAACATTATTTGCTTGCACACGTTAAATCAAGATTTGCTGAAGTGCCAGCGGCTGAATGGGAAATAGCTGCATTTTTGCCTACCGCACAGTGGGAAAAAGCGTCGGCCGGAAAAGTCTATCAAGATTCAAGGATTAAAATAAATGGCTAATAGTATCGAAGACCTTAAAGCATTAATGAATACTAAGTTGGGTTTTGCTAGACCTAATAAATTTTTAGTTACATTACCCACTGTAGGAGTTAGCGGTGGTATATTAAACGGATTAATAGGTGCATTCACTGGTACAGGTGGCGGTGCAAGCTCAAGAGAATTAAATATATTATGTTCAAATGCTACTATGCCCGCAAAACAAGTACTCACTAATGATAGAAGAATTGGAATGGAATTTCAAAAAGTAGCTTACGGATATGCCGTAGATGATGTAAGCATGACATTTTATTTAATGAATGATTACGGAATAAAAGATTATTTTGATAGTTGGAGAAGTACAATACTCGATGAGTTTGGTCAAGCATCTAATTATAAAAATGAATATGCTAAAACAGTAACTATACACCAATTAAGGCAACCATTAAAAGGTTTTAGCAAACAAGTCGGACCAATAAGATTTAATGCTGGTCTCGGCGGAGGAAGCGTTTATTCAGTGGATTTATTAGAAGCTTTTCCGATAGCATCTAGTGCGATTGAATTAAACAATGAGCTCGACGGTTTAGTGCAATTAACAGTTACATTTGCATACACAAACTGGAGAAGAGCCAGAGGTGGTCAAAACTTTATCAACATGGATATTGATACACCTTTAGGCGGAATTGATATTTTTTAAGGAGTGAAACATGGCATTGCCAGTATTATCTAATGATAAACCGATGTATGAGGTAGTAGTACCTTCATCACAAGAAACATTTAAATTTAGACCTTTTCTTGTTAAAGAACAGAAAAGTTTATTAATTGCATTCGAATCACAAGACAACAAACAAATTTTAACTACTATGTTAAATTGTATAGAGTCATGTGTACCGGGTATAGATTTAAAAAAATTAGCCACATTTGACATGGACTACATATTTACACAGATAAGAGCAAAGTCTGTTGGCGAAAAAAGCACGATATTAACAAAATGTGTAGAGTGTAAAGAAGAAAATAAAGTTGAAATAAATTTAGAAAACATTAAGATGGAAAAAGCTGAACTGAAAAGTCAAGTCATTTCAATAACAGATCAGATAAATATCCAAATGAAATACCCTACGTATATAGATGTTTTACAACAACCTAATTACATGAAAGATGATGCAACACAGGTTGAAGTCATGTTTGATTCTATAAGATCGTGTATGTACGCAGTTCAAACTGGTGAAGACAATATATTGATTAGCCAAGAGCCTACTGAAGAAGTTGAAAAGTTTATTAATTCATTGAAAAAACATCAAATTGAAAAA